CTACTGCGCTTTGGTCTGCGACTTTTGCCGCAACCTCTCAGCAATCGAGTACAGCACCGCCACGTGCTGATCCCGTTTGGGCATCGTGGCTCGTGCGTCAAACGCGGCTTGAATGATCCGCTCGATCTCAACGTCGTCGGTCAGGCCCCGGCGCTTCAGGTATCCGGCAAGGTCGGCTCGCACCTTGGCGGGGTCAGGCTCACGAACGGCAGCAAGATCGGCTAGCGGTTCCATTGGCTGTCCTTTCGGAACGGGTGTCATGCCATAATTCTATGCTTCTCTTGACGTGCGGCCAATGATGCGACAAGCCAGAGCGTTTATACGCGCTGACAGCTCGGCGACCGGGAATACAGGCATTGGACAGGTTTGCCACAAGCGGGCCGGCACATCCGCTGCGCCGGCCGGCGCGCCGGGTGCGCGCCGGTTGCATTTGCGCGCCGTGGAATGCGCTGGACTTCTGGCCGGACTCGAATCAAGATCGAGTGATGCAGTCAAACTTGCACCGAGAGAGGCAACCATGAGTACCTGGACTGTTGATCGTTCCAAGATTCTCCAACCGGACGAAATCGCGCTGGTTCTGACCGATCTTCGCCGCAAGGCCCGTCGATCCACCAATTCACGAATGAACATGGTGGTCTTCCGTCTGGCGACGTGCTGCGGCCTACGGGCCTCCGAGATCGCTGGTCTGGTTCTTGGCGACGTGCAGGTGGACAACTCGCGGCCGTCGATCCGGGTCCGGCGCGAGATCGGGAAAGGACGCAAGGCCCGCAAGGTGCCGTTGACCTGGGATGCTGGCACGCTCGCCGATTTGGTCGAATGGAAGCGGTTTCGCCGCGAGCAAGGGGCTGCCGACGATGCTCCCTTCATCTGCTCGCAACATTGCGACGCCCTCGGCAACGCGCTCGACCGCCGCAATCTCCGCAAGCGGTTCAAGGCGTGCTGCAAAGTGCTAGGCCGCGAACGGCGAGCCGAGTTGACGATTCACGACGGCCGGCATTCCTTCGTCAGCCACGCCCTCCACGGCGGTCGGAGCATCGTGGAAGTACGGGCCGCTGCCGGACACTCTTCGCTTGCCACGACCAGCATCTACGCGCACCTCGTTGATACGGACGACGAGGTGGGCAATCTCTTCGACTTCGGTGGCTGATCGGGGTCTATTTCGTTGGGGGTCTATTCTGACGGGCCTGGAACTCGGATTGCATCGAGCGCTTGCGCGCCGCGGCGCTTGGCGAGTTTTGCACGCCAGTTGCGCCGGCCCAAGTGCCTGCCAATGCCAAATGATTGCCAACAGCCTGGGCCGGAATTGCTGTCCCTTTCAGGCCGCCAGACATCATAGTGGCTTGACTCGCAGGTTGCCCCCCGCCGCGTCCCCAGCAACTCTCGCTGCGCCATTGGCGATTGGTCCCGTCGCAAAGCAACCTGCGCGCCACAAGGGGCCAATTCATCGTGCTCGCCGGCCGATTCCCGGCCCGTCGCGGCATAGGCCGCGGCGACAGTGAACAGCGAGCCTTGGCACACTATCATCCGGCCGCCTGTCTGTTGCGTGCCTCAGCCAATTGCTGTCGCTGTCGCTCGTTCAGACATTCAATGGCAGCCGACTCCGTTCGATGCCCCAACGTGATCGACCACGCAAGAGCATATTGGAGCCAAGGCACGACGGCAATCAGCGGCACGCGAAACTCTCGGCAATAGCTTGTCGTCGGCCCGATTCAGGTATGTCGCCAACGCGCGAGTGCTGCCAGAAACAACGATGCTTGCGGGTCGTTGCGTATGCGGCCAACGATTCGCCGCGCTCATGGCGCGCCGGGAATCAAGCATCCAATCACCGGACGAAATTCTCCCGCGGGTTTCTCTGCGGACGCCATTTGTTCGCGGTTTAGCTGCGCTCGGCCGCTGACTTCACTTCGCTGAAACGGCGACTCGATTTGTGAGCGGACATGGCGATAAAGCGTAGAAGCTTCTTTGTGCAAGGTCTTGCGCAAGAATCGACGCGCGTTTGCAGAATCCGCGCGGAATCGGCCGGAATCGGTTGCCGATGGGGCGATAGAAGGGAATAGAAGCTATGTGGTCGCAAGTTTCAATTCTCACCTTGGAGCAACAGCAATGAAGAACTTCGCCCCTCAATTGTCCCGCAAGCAGTTCCGCGCGATTCTCGACGCGCACAACATTCCCGCCGAAGATAGGCCAGCAATTGCGGGGCTGGTCTATCATGGCAAACCCGTTAGCAAGGAGTTGCACGGGAAGCTTGACGGCCGTTGGCGTCGCTCCCGAAAGAACGGGGAGTATGCCAAGTGTGTAGAGGCATTGCTTGCCGCAATCAACGCGAACTCCCCGTACAAGTTCCCGCCGAAAGACTATCGCGCGCCGAAAGACTACAATTACTACTGCTAGCATAATCAGCGCAGACTGAGAAGCTAGAACAATCCGCGCGGAATCGCAAGGGTAGGGGAAACGCCCCTACCCTTTTCTATTGCGCGCGTCAACCTGCCCGATGCCAGTAGGCCAGTATGCCCGATGCCAGTATGCCCGGATATGATCGGAAGGGGGCAAGGTTGCTGCAACCTGGAATCGGGCATCGGGCAGGTTGACGCAACCTAACCTTGCCCCTGCCCGGTCTTGACCTGGAATACTGGCATCGGGCAGGTTGAAGCAAGCGCGGTAACGTAACCGCGCGGCAACGTAACCGCGCTCCCTCACGCGCGGTTGAAGCGCGGTTACGCGCGGTTACGTTACCGCGCGGTTCGCAACCCTATCTTAACCGCGCGGCAACGTAACCGCGCAACCGGACCCCACCCGCCCGATGCTAGCCCCGTTCATCCCCTTTGTTGTCTCGCAAAGGGGCTGAAACCCTGCCCGGAAGCTAGCGAATTTGACTGCAAAATCTCGGGTTTGCAGTCAATTCCGCGCATCGGGCAGGTTGCGAACCGTACCGATGCCCGATGCCGACCCGATGGGGAGGGTCAAATTCGCTGCGACCGATCCAACCGTCAGAAACGGCACAACCGGCCGCTCCTTCGTCTGCGGTCAGGCGGGTGGCGAGAGGGTCTGACCCGGCGGGAAAGACAGGGGAACCCCTACTCATGGTAGGGTGAGCTGGTTAGCCATTTAACTAACCCGACTATTATCGACATCCTGAGCGATGCGCAGAAGAGGAGAAGCGCGCATATAAAGTAAATGTGCGGGTTAGTAACTCGCTAACCCTGGAAATTCGTCACAACTCGTTGGCTACCAGAGCCTTAAATATCGTACCACCTGAAAGGCGTAGCTAACCAGCCTGGCTTGTTAGACGTGAGATGGTTAGCAACTCGCTAACCCTGATGGTTAACCATGCACCTGCGCGATGAAGCGATCAAGCAGTGCCGTTCCCACCTTCCCGATGCCCAATACCGGAGATAACCTGCCCGATAAGGGATGCCGTGGGCGACGGCCAGACGTGCCCGCCGCCCGATTCTCGGCGGTGGCCTCAATCGCGCGGCTTAGGCAAGATCCCGTCATAGTCGGCAGGGATCGCCAAGTACATGCGAAGCACGTTTTCGTAAGGGCCGAAACCGGCGTCGGCCGCGATATCGGCCAAAGCGACGGTTCGGGCCTCCTCGCCGACTCGCAGGCCGGTCGCAAGATACTGTTCGCCGGTGATGAACTGGATCAGCGCCCCGGTCGGTCGGACGAGAATGTCCTGAATTTGGAGACCGGCGGCGACGAGCCGTTCTACGTTTCTCAGCGATGCGCCCGGCTCGCCCGTTTCCGGCTCCAGCGGGATTCCGTTATCTTGCGGCTGGTACGACTGTACGCCTTCGCGGAACATGCGCAACGGATCGGTCACGATGTCCATGGCGCGTCTCCGGTTTGCCGGTAGTTTCCACGATTCCACGACTTAGGATAGTTGCCCCAGTTTTCATCGACAAGCCCAGTCCCTCAGTATCATGCCATGCGCGGGAAACAAAGTGGACTTTGGCTTGCCGCATTTTGACATACCCTCAATTGTGGTGTAAAATCGGCTGAACGTCAAGTCCAACTCCCGCCGAAGTACGGCGACTGCCATGAAACGGTATGTCCTCTATTACCGTGTTAGCACCAAGAATGGGGCCAAGTCGCGTCTCGACCTAGAAGCGCAGCAGGCGGCGGCCCACCGATTCGTCGGATTTAACGGCGGCGAGATCATTGCCGAGTACACCGAAGTTGAGGCCGAGACCAACAAGCGCAACCGCCCTGCGTTGCGTGAGGCGGCTGGTCACACCCGCTCGGCCGGGGCGTGCCTGGTGATCGCCAAGCTGGACCGGCTCGTGCGGAACGTCCCTTTCATCTCGGCCTTGAAGGAATCCGGGGTGGAGTTCGTCTGCTGCGACAATCAACACGCCAACCAGTTCACGCTCCACATCCTGGCCGCCGTCGCGCAGCAACACAGCCAAAAGATTAGCGAGAGGACCAAGGCAGCGATGGCTGAGGCGAAGGCCAAGGGCATCCCGCTCGGCTCTCATCGGCCTGGGCATTGGGAGGGTCGCGAGCACCGCAACGGTTGGAAGAAAGCGGTCAAGGCGGCCTCCGCACATCGGACGGCGCAAGCGCAGGAGGTCTACGCTTTCGTGATGCCGAGGATCAAGGAGATGCGGGAAGCTGGCCGCACCTTGGACGAGATCGCCGCGGCCCTCAACGCAGATGGGCACCGCACGACCGCCGGGACGCCGTTCACCCACACTTCCGTATGGCGGCTGATTAAGCGCTACCTTGGTGACGAGTTCCTGCGCGACAACCCGCGGGGAACGGCGGCGAAAAGAGCCGAGTCAGGTGAGGCAACACATGGACCTTAGCGCACTGTTGGTTCTGGGTCTAATTGTCGGGCTGATCCTCGGCCTGGTCGGGGGCATCGCGCATGTCGCGTGGCAGATAACGCACAAGGATGGCTACTGGACCTACGGGATTCTTGGGCGCAGGTGGCACGTGCCAAGGGAAACGAGGTACTGGTGACGCGGGGAGGCAGCGCGTGGGGAAGCTATTGCAGTATGCGCCGGTCTCCGAGGCCCAGTTCAAGGCCGGCCCGTACCACCCGCCCGTTGTCAACGTCGGCGCAACCCTGCACGACGAATGCCTGAACAAGGACGTGACGGTGGAGGGGCAAACGGAAGCTCCGATCCCTTGGCCGGGAAGATCGCGCGGGAGGGGGCGAAAGGGCCAACGCGAACGCCTCCTGCCCGTGTTCTGCGGTGAGCTGGTCCGCGCGGTCGTGGAGGAAGACGAGGCAAGCGTCGCTCACTATTGGGGCGTGAGCCTCTACATCGTCAACCAGTGGAAGAAGGCCATCGCCGGGGCGGAAAACTTCGGCGAAGTGCTCGTGCTCTTGAACATGAAGCGCCTTGATCCCGAGTTCCGCAAGAAGTGGGGCTACCAATGAAACTGAGATTCGATCCTGACGACCCAGAGTCATCCTTGGGATCGGGTGCGGATCGAGTCCCTTGAGCCGGCAGATAGTCGCTGAATCTGTCAGCCGGCAGTGTTTTTGAGGGCATCGGGCAGGTCTTGCCCTCATAAACGGCCTCTTCGCCTCGTCAGCTTGGACGGATGATCCCTGCCTGATCGGCTTCTTTCCCCGCTGCGGCGTCCAGCGTGTAAACGCTCTTTCTTTTTCCGCATCCGTGCCCTCGTTCTGGGCGTTTCAGCCGAGCACGGGCTGATTGCAGACCGCCGCTTCGGAGAATCCTAGCAATCCCGACAGATTCTTTTGGAAAAAAGTGCATTTTGGACCTCATGTGTAGAGTGGAGAGAACTGGGCAATGGAACGAGTGCTCGACCCTGCTGATCCGTGCCGATGCAAAGGTGTCAATCCCGAGGGCCAATGCTGGAACCGGGCAGAAGAGGGATCAGACTATTGCCGGGCGCATCATGGCGTCAACCTGGCACCTGCCCGAAACATGAGGCAGTACCTCCTGACGAAGGTGGAGGAACGGACGAGGCTGGCCTACTTTGCCGAGCATGACGAGATCAAGTCGCTCCGGGACGAGATCGCCTTGACTCGTATGCTAATCGAGAAGCTGTACAACTCGATCCAGAACCACGCCGACCTGCTCACCACCTGCGGCCCGCTCAACAAGCTTTTGCTGACCGTTGACACGTTGGTGAAGGATTCGCACAAGCTTGAGCAGAGCTTGGGCAATCTACTCGGGCGGCCGGCTGTGTTCCGCCTCGGTCGGCGGATCGTTGAAATCCTCATGGTGCGGCTGGAAACGATACCGGGCCACGAGCGGCTGGTGGACAGCATTCTCGACGACCTAGTGCCCACGATCAATGCGGCGACCAACGAGACGGAGAACGTGAAGGCCGCCCGCGCTTTGCCGTCGCCCGAGGCTTGATGAATCTCGTCTGGTGTAGATCGTGCGGCAGCCGTCCCGCAATGTTCAACGAAGACCGTTGCGAGGACTGTTGGGCGGACGATCAGCACCGCAGTGACAGGCGGCGGCCCGCCAACGTCCACACGATGGTCAACACTTCGCGGGAGGTGAACGATGTTCCCGTTCAAGCGGAAGATCGCCCTGCCCGGCGAAACGGAGATCAAGGCCGGCGACATCATCGGGTTCAGCGGGCGTAGCTGGATCAGCGCGGCCATCAACATCGCCACCTACGGAGTTCCCTTTTACGGAATCAGTCATGTCGGAATCATGGCAAATGCGCCGGACGGGCGACTGCTGATCTTCGAGAGCACATCGCTGGAAAACCTGCCCTGCGAGATCAACCACGAGAACTTCACCGGAACGCAGGCCCACGTACTTGGCGACATCCTGCGAGTATACGACGGAAAGGCGTACCACTATCCGCTCTATCGGCCGCTCTATCCGGGCGAGGATGAACGGCTGACCGAGTTCCTGATGGAGACGATTCACGTCCCCTATGACGCGATGGGGGCGTTCCGTTCGGCCGGCGTCGGTTTGTCCTGGATCGAATCGCTGTTTCATCCGTCGAACCTTCACACGATCTTTTGCAGCGAGTGGGTGGCCGCAGCGTATGCCGTCACCGGGCTGCACGCGACCGATAACGTGAGTCGCTGGAATCCGAACCGGCTGTGTCGGAACCTGCGGTGGCACGGAATCCTCTGCAAGCCTCGGAGGCTCAAATGAAGCGAATCCTCTTGACGCTCGTGCTGCTGGCGACGGTCGCCGGGTGCGAGAGTGCCCCTGTTACCGGTCCCGTCACGGCCGCAAAGGAGCGGCCCACGGTCAACGTGCCTCTCGAACTACGGCAGAGCAATTGGATCGGCAATCAAGGCGAAGGCTCTTGCGTCCACGCCACGATGATTAGCCTGCTCCGCTGGCAGGGCCGCCTCAACACGGCCGGCCATTGGCGGCAGACCTACGGGAATGGCGAGTGGCCCGACGACTTGGCCGCCAAGTTCGACCGCGAGAAGGTTCGCTACGCATACGTCGAAAACGGAGACGTGAAGTTCCTGGAACGGGCTTGTCGGACACGCCGGGGCTGCGGCATCACGGTCATGGGCGGGGCGCACATGGTTGCCTTGGTTCATCTGGACGCCGAGTGGGCCGCGATCCTCGATAACAACAGCGTCTCCAAGTTCAAGTGGGTTCCGCGTGCAACCCTCATCGCGGAGTGGAGGGCGAGCCACGGCTGGGCCGTGACGCCGATCTACACGCCGGCCGCCCCGCTTTTGCAGTAATCGTTCACCTTCAACAACGAGGAACACCATGAACCGAGTCCTTTTGAGCATCGTCCTGTTGCTCGCCTGCTTTGCTCCCGCCCTGTGCATGGCTGATGCCGTCAACGGCGTGTTGGCCGAAGAGCGCGTCGTGAACCTGCCCAACGATCAGGGCAAGTGGTACATCAGCGTGGTCGGCAACGCCAATGACGCGAAGTACAAAACGATCCTGGGTTGGTTCGACAGCGTACCGAGCCTCAAGAAGCTGAAAGTGCAAGTCCACTTCTGCCCGGTCACGACGGACACCGCGATCTACCAGGAGCGTTACGCCCCCAACACCAAGGCTCTGCCGATGGTGCGGATGCAGAACGCCGAGGGCGTCGTGGTCTACCAAGCCTGCGGCAACGACGTTCCCATGACGGGCCAAGGGCTGAACGGGGCGCTGGCCGGCGCGGTCAACAGTGCCCAGGGCATCCGGCCGATCCTGCCGTGGCGACGGGAAATGGAGAGACGCTGCCCTGGTCCTTGTCCCGGTCCTGGTCCTTGCCCCAATCCGAATCCGCAGCCGACCCCGCAGCCTGACCCCGAGCCGGCCCCGATTGACGACGGCGGGACGCCGAACGTCGATCCTGTTGAGCCGGATGGCCCGGCGGGCTGGCTGTTGGCTCCGCTCTGCGGCGTCGGTTTCCTGACCGGCCTCGGCATTGGTGCCGGCAAGAAGCTCAAGGAGAAGTTGACGCAGAAGTAGTGTCTCGTTTGCCCGGTTCCTGTCTCGTTTGACCATTCCGCTGCAAAGCAGCAAACCTCGAAACAAGTGGAGAAAGAACGATGTCCCCGACTCTTGTGATCTGGATTCTGGCGGTTGCCGTGTGCGTCCTCGTGGGCCGTGACCTTGGCAAGTGGCTGTTCGGCGCGAACGAGAAGCTGATGACGAAGAAACGGGCCGCGCAGAAGTTGGCCGGCGTGTTGCGTGACAACGGATTGAAACTCTTGCCGCAGTTGCTCGAAGACTTCGCCGTGGGCGACGTTCACGACATGGTGGAGAAGATTCACGATGTCTGCAAAGTGGTCGATGCAGGCAGCGACGCCATCGTGAAGGAACTGGAAGGCACCTACGAGAACGTCTTGGCGAAGAAACTCGCCACGCCCGAGGGTCTGGCCTATATCAAGGCGAAGATCGCCGAGCTTGAGGCCCCGGAAGGTCCGGCTCCCGCGGACGCCTCGAAGCCCGCCGTTCCGGCTAAGTCATAACGTCTAACACACCGGCCGCACCGCTCCCTTCATGGTGACGTGCATCATGGGCCGGTAGGCAAGAAACCTGGGCTGTCAGCCCGCGGTCATACGCGGGCTGACGCCCAGATCGTTCGCTTGGAGGTCGGACGATGCACAAGACCAGTACATTCCTGATGCACGTAGCGTTGCCGCTGGCGGCAATGGCGCTGGCAGTGTGCATCGCCGGCTGCGAGGGACCGCAGCCACAGCCGAACAATTGCGGGCCGTGCAGCCGGCCCAAGGTGCTGGCATTCACGGCAAATTGGTGCGTTCCCTGCCAGCGGGCCAAGCCCGTGTTGGTCCAGATTCAAGCAGCCGGCGTAGACGTGGAGATCATCGACATCGACGCCCGGCCAGACCTGGCGGCCAAGTATGGTGTCACGAGCGTGCCGACGTTCTTCGTCTACGTCTGCGGCAAGAGCACTGTGCGGACGCAGGACATCAGCGTCGTCGTCCCGTGCTTTCCCTGGATGCAATCCCGCAAGACGCCATGATGTTGCCTCATGCCGAGTCTACTGGACGACCTGACACAGACCATTCGGGACGGCATGGAGAGCAGGACACTTTCGTCTTGTAGCCGCTGGGCCGAGCGTCGCCGTGTAATGGGATCGCCCTTCGTCGGTCCTTACAGTTTCGCACGACACCCTTGGTGCAAGGAGATTCACGACAGCCAGGCGGCCTGGACGATTGCCATGAAGGCCGCCCAATTGGGCGTGACCGAGACCGGGATCAACCGGGCCTTCTTCACGCTCGACAAGCTGCGGCGGGACGTGCTCTACGTCCTGCCGACGACGCTGAACGCGAGCGACTTTTCCAAGGCCCGCTTCGCCACCGCCCTGAAACTCAGCCCGTACCTGAAAGACCTCTTCGTTGACACGAATACTGTTGGGTTGAAATCGACCGGGCAAAACGTCCTTTACATTCGCGGGAGCCGCGGCGACAGCAACTTGAAGTCCATCCCGGTGTCTGAGTTGGTTTTGGACGAGATGGACGAGATGGACAACCACGCGGTCTGGTTGGCGTTGGAGCGTCTGTCAGGACAGGTCCAAAAGCACATCCTGGCAATCTCCACGCCGACCGTTCCGAAGTATGGCGTCCACAAACTGTACCTGACGAGCACCCAGGAGCACTTTTACTTCCGGTGTCCACATTGCAGCCGATGGACGGAACTCGTCTGGCCCGATTGCGTCGAGATCATCGGTGAGTCGGTCAACGATCCGCGGTGTAAGGAATCGTTCCTCAAGTGTAAGGAGTGCAAGCACAAGCTGGACCACAAGGCCAAGCCCGACTTCCTGGCCGGCGGCCAATGGCAAGTCACGGAACCCAACGTCTCGGCCGAAGAGTCGCGCGGCTTTTACATCAATCAACTTTACTCGTCCACGGTGACGCCCGGCGAACTGGTGATTGCCTACCACCGCGGGTTGGGCGACGAAGCGGCGAACACGGAGTTTCATTGCAGCAAGCTGGGCGTGCCGTTCATCGGCGAGGGCGCTCAAATCACCGACGCGATGATCGAGGCCGCGCTGCGAGGCCACACGACTCAGGACGTGCGGCCGGCGACGGGCGGCAGACGCCTGATAACGATGGGGGTAGACCAGGGGAACACTGGCTACATCTCGGTCGTGGAGTGGCTGTTCGACCGACATCCGGGTGACGACATCAATGCGGCGGCCATCGGCAAGCTGTTGTGGTTCGGTGAGTTTCCAGGTGTGAATGACGCGGGCTGGTGCTACCTGGACGAATTGATGCGGGAGTGGCAAGTCCTGGCTTGCGTGGTAGACGCTGATCCATTCACGAATGACGCCCGCCGCTTTGCCAAGAAGTTCCACGGCTACGTGTGGCTGACGCGATACCGGCGAGGGCAAACGGCGAAAGAGGTGGCGATCAGTGAGGAGGAGACGGGTGCCCCATTCGCCACGGTAGACCGCACGAACTGGCTTGACTGCACCCTCGGGCGCTTCAAGACGAACCCGACGCGAATCCATCTCCCCCGCGACGTTTCGATGGAATACCGCGACCACCTGAAAAACCTGGTCCGCACCTACAAGAAGGACGACACGGGCAATCCGGCAGCCGAGTACGTGAACACCGGCGCAGACCACTTCGCCCACAGCCTTTGCTATTCCGACATCGGCCTGTCGTTGGCTGCGACGACAAGCGGCAGCGAGGACATTGAAAAGGTGATTTAGAGATGGCCGACCAGAAACCTCGCATCATCGACAGTCGCCATCCCTCGTACCTGGGCGGCCAGACCGATTGGGGAAAGTGGCGGTTGACCTATTCCGGCGGCGAGGAGTTCCGCGATTCCTACTTGGAGCGGTTCACCACCAGGGAAGACAACACGGATTTCGTTACCCGGAAAAACATCACGCCGATCCCGGCCTTCGCCAAGGCGGCGATCAACGACATCCGCAACGCGATCTTCCAGCGGATGCGGGACATCACGCGGCGGGGCGGGAGCCAAGCCTACCAGAACGCTGTGGCCGGGCTGGACCTCGGCGTGGACCGCCGCGGCTCGACGATGAACGCCTTTTTCGGTGTCAAGGTGCTGACGGAACTGTTGGTCATGGGCCGTGTGGGCGTGTACGTGGACGCCCCGGCGGTCCCTGCCCCGCTGACACTGGCCGAGGCGGGCGACGTGCGGCCGTACCTCTACAAGTACGACATTGAGGACATCCTGAGTTGGTCGTGCGGCAACGCCGAAGAGCCCAGCGAGTTCCAATCGGTGCTCTTGCGCGACACGGTGATGCAGTACGACGAGGAGTACCTGCTGCCGACCCGATCCGTGAGCCGCTACCGCCGGCTGTGGATCGACGTGAAGACCGGACTGGTCAACCTGCAATTCTACGACGTGGACGGAACCCCGGTGAACCGCGACGGCCTTCCGGGCGGTGCCTACCAATTGGAATTGACGCGCATCCCCTTCGTCATGCTTGATCTTGGCGACAGCATGATTAAAGACGTTTGCGCCCAGCAAGTCGCACTGCTCAACCTCGGTTCCAGCGACGTGTACCACGCGCCACTACCCCAAGTACAAGAGGGGCCGCGCCCTGCGATTTACAGCGGCGGATTTGCTGGCCGTGAAGTGAGCAGGCCCGATGAGAAATGAGGATTCGGGGCCGAGCGACGAACTTATGACGCGGCAAAGCGGTTCCGCTGGAGCGTATAAACGCTCTCGTTGCCGGCCGCGTCAGACGGCCGTGCCTCTCGCGGGTGGCACGCCAGAGAATTGACGCCAGGGGCCTTCGCGGGGCTGTTTTCAGCCCCCGTCAAATCATGCCTACCCAGCACTCAGAATCGTTGTCTGTGGCGTAAGCGGCGTTGCACCGCCACACGGCTGCATAGATGCCGTAGTTCCGGTCGCCCAGGCCCATCGACTCACTGTTGCAGGGTTTCGCTTGAGCGCACGTCACGGATTCCCCTGATCCGGCATCCGCCTGCCACGCCACCGTAAGAACCACTCACATGCAATCCTCACAGCAAAAACGGCGACGACAAAAAGAACGCCATCAATCACCAAAGCCCAATGCACAGCCCAATCTTCATCGGGATGAAACTTCAGGCCGTGAATTAGGCACACCATGAACGGAGAAAGTGGCCACCCCCGCCAAAACATGGCCGCAGTTATGGGATTCAAGTCCGCAGGCGTGGCAAGCCCAATTTCTCTTTGCCATCCGGTCGGTCGCAGATTCGCCCAAAGCAGGACTCCAGCAACTAGTGTGAGGAGCACGGCTGTGGGTAGATGGACCCGTTGGGGTAGTAGCAAAGCACAAACGAAAACCATCAGCCCGAGAAGGATAATGGTTGCGTCCACGTAACCAAGCGTCAATGCCACGCAGAAGAAACCCGCTATTATCCCGGTGGGCACGAGGAGCGACCGCAGGCTGAACCGCTTCCAGCGGACTAATGGTCGCCGCCCCCGGGATCGGCCAACATTCGCAGGAGCGCCACCTTCCAT